GCTTCGCGCTTTGTTGTCGGAGAAAACGCACCTGAGTTGACGGCGTGTGTTGCGACTACGCATCCATCGCCAGAGCTGCCAGAGTAACCACTGTCGCTTGAGCTGTCTTTTTTGCCTGCACCAATGCTTAAGGCCCGCGAAACGGCATTGCCGGGAAGATCAACGTCAGTTGTTAAAGAGTTGCCGAGGTCGGAGACAGCACCGCCGCCTGAGTATGTGTCGCCGCTAGTGCCAGCACCGCCTCCATCAAACATATCTTTGAAACCAGTGTAGCCACCGCTATATGGTGATGGCGTTGTGCTTTCCGTTGGGGTTGGTCCACTACCGTAATTGGAGCTAAAATCAGAAGGATCAAAGTTTGGAAAATTAACTGCTGGGGAGCTAACGCCGTATTCATTTCTTGTGCCGTTATTTACAGAATTAAAATAACTGCTATTTGCTTCGCTTGGCTCGCCAGTCATCAAAGACCCGCCATATGATCCTGTTTCTGATGGTGAATCAAAAGATGCGTTAGTACCGCCAACACCTCCGCCATTGTTACCACCGCCGTTGCCACCGCCGTTGCCACCAACAGGCTGCGTATAATCAACAGTTTTACCTACTCTGCTTCCATCTTCACCCGTGTATGGGTCAATGAAAAGGCTATCAATAAAATCCTTTTGGCCCGGACGTTGCTGACCAAGTTCTGCAAGTGACTCCTCGTACAGAGGCGCAGATGAGTAACCCTGAATCCCGCCCGCATATGTCGTTGGCGCTGGCATACCCTCCATGCCAGTGCCGCCGCCGCCAGCCATGCCAAACGCATCAGCAGCGTTTGCTGTGTTCTGGAATGCTGACTGCTGCATTGGATTAAATGCCGCGACATCTGGGCCGTAGTACGGCGTATAGCCTATTTTAGAAATATCGTCTGCTCGTGACAAATTGCGTCGCGCTGCATCCTCAATGTATTGAGGGACTGTGACTGAGCTTGTGCTTGAGCCGCCTTTTCCGCCTGACATTACTCGAACTCCTTAATGTATGAGGCGTGTTGGGCTTCCCAACCGTGTGCCTTTAATGGTTTCTTCCAGCCAAAACGGCCAGACATTGTTAGAGCGCTGCAACCTTGTGCTTTAGCCCAGTCTATCACGTCTTCGTGCATATCCATAATTTGATCCAGCTCACCGCCACCCAGAAATACGTTTAACACCGATTTCTTCGGGTATATCACGATTTCAGTGACGATGCACCCCCTTGGTGTTGGCCAAAGCTGCAATACACCCTTTTGCAATCCCTCAACAATATCGTCAAAGTCATGCGTGCCGCCGCTGTAGCTTAGAGCTGCATTGATCCAAGGTTTGCATCTTTCTAGCTCGTCGTTCACGCGTTCACCCTAGATATAGCAAGCGTAGCCGCAGGTGTAGCTGGCGCAAATGCGTTAGCCGCGTGGTGCTGCAAGCTGCCCTGCGTCCCGTCTGTTGCCCAATACGCCTCAAGGTAATCGCCAGCATTCACATTAAAGATTTGAGTGCGAGATATAATCATTGTCGCGTTGCTCTGGTGTAAGGTGTTTTGCATTGCACTATCAACAACATCCACTCCATTCAGTCTTGGCCAAAACCAGAAGTTGACCGTAGAGCCAGACGACGAATGCGTTTGAGCCGTAAAGCTCAATGTGTACGCGCCACCCTCAGTAAAAACAATGCGGGACGCTGGAGTGCCAAGCGTCACGCCCACGCTGCCAGCCATGATTGAAAACGTCAGCGGGTAGGCGGTATTGGCCGACGCTGCGGTTACATCCGACGTAATCTCAAGGTGAGCCACGCCGTTGGCCAGTACAATCTGACGCCAGACGCCATCCTTGGAAACCACTGGGTAGCCGTTAATTCGATCCCACAGCAACACGCCATCTTCCGCCGCAGAAGCTGTTGCATCTTTAGCGTCAAGTTGGTTCAGAGCCTTTCCAAGATAACGGCGTAAGTTTTCAGCCCACGACGATAAATCAAAAGTAATCGGGGGGACAACTCTCATCGACGCCCGCCCTGCCGAGCATCTAGCCGCATAATGCCAACGCGCCAATCATCAGCGACAACACCTTCAACACGCATACGGATTTGACGCCCTTGAAAGCGAACCGATGTCGGGTTGCTCATGGCAAATGGACCGTATTCACTTTCAGTGCCATTGGGGTAAAAGCGCGTCTTAAATGTAGCCGACACATCGCCCTGCGTTTTCTCATCAGGGATTAGCTCAACCACATTCATAATGTTTTCACCAACGCCAATCGAGATAGGTCCAGTTTCGGCGTATGGCGTGCTTGAGCCGTAGCTGTAGCCGATCTCATGCTCATACAGTGTGCCATCGCTTGCAATAAACATTGGGTAGCGGAATACGCCACGATCAACGCCAGCAGTGCGATCCATCTCACCTGTAATCCAGATGTTTTCCACGAAGTCATAGGCAACGTAGCGGTTGCACTCAAGACTGTCTGCGCTTGGGTAGAACCACCAGATTTCGTTCCACGCGCTGTTGACCACGCAAGAAATTTTAGAGCGTTGGTCTTTGTTGATGTCGCTGAATACATAGTCTGCGACTTCGCACGGGATGCTCTGCACATTGCCGCCAGAATAAATGAAGAAGCCACGCAGCCCCATCCATATGACGCCGTTATCCACAGACGCCGCCGCACGGGCCGCAATTAGGCCGCAGGAGGTGCCAACACGCTCTACACCGTACACGAAGGGCGGGCCTTGGTACGTTAGGCTGTGTGCGTCCTCTGTGGTCAGTATGAGAGACTGTCCGCGTGTGCGTAGCCCCGTCAGGATGACGCCGTTGGTTTGCAGGTTTATGTCACCAGCTTCGTTTGTAGCTAATGGCGTCCAAGTTGTGTTGTCCTCGCGGTCTGACCACTGAACTTTGCGAGGATCGCCGCCAGCGCCAAAGCAAACGACGAAACGCTCTTCAGTTACCATCATGCCAGTGCAGTCGGTCGGCGCGTTTGCAATTAAAGCAGCGTCAGTCGCCACGTTACCCTGCCACTCGTACAGCTTGCCGTCATCGCTAGACATGGCCAGCAGATACTCGCCCCAGTTTTCGAGGCTCCACGTTGTAGCTGGGAGAATTGTTTCAGTGTCAGCGCGTGGCAAGCCGTATTCTTCGTTGCCGTAAAACCCGCCGCCGTAAGCCGTGTTGACGTTTGCGTCAATGCGGCCAGCAGTTAAGCCAGCGGGCGTAATTTCAGTCGCCGTGCCGTTTGCGTTAATAACGTACAAGTTATTGTACGTCCCCGCAGCAGTCTGGCGTAAGCCGTCATTTTCTTCCCACGCGAGCATGGACCGAACAACGCCGTTAAGATCGACAGAAGCACGCTGACGCCAGCCACCAACAGGACGCAGCGCATCCTCGTGCCAGCGGACAAGGTTAATGTCCCGCCAGCGGCCCTGAGACATAAGATCAGTGCCGTTGCGATACTGACCTGCTGGGATTTTAAGCGGAATTAGCGGCATGGTTTCGCCTTATGTTTTTACTACTAGACTTGTAGCAGATATTGCGGTCCCTGCAAAGACACTTGGATTGGCAGCGGTCTCGCCTATCGTCCCGTCTGTCTGTACATAGTAGCTTTGCCCTGCGGTTAGGCCAGACTGGTTTGTGCTAAGTGAGCCGATGATGTCTACCGTGGCGCTGCTACCGTTTGCTACAGAGCCGCCCTGAGACATGCCGATGTAGTTCTCTGAGGTGAGGTTGGATGAGGCTTGAGAAAAGACTACAGCAGTTCCGTAATTTGAATTGCCAGTATCTCCATAAGATATGACAACTTTATTGGCATTGCTATCAAATGTAGAAGCAAGCCACTGAACTGTAGCACCTTCAAATACTACAGCAGTTCCAAAACTGATTCCTGTACCCGAAACCGTTCCCACAATAGCAGTTCCATAGTCTGAGTTATTTGAATCATCAAAAGAAATAATTACTTTGTTAGAGCTGCTATCAAAAACGGCTGAAATATAAGTAGTATTAGCATTTTCAAATACTACAGCAGTTCCAAAACTGATTCCTGTACCCGAAACCGTACCCACGATAGTCGTGCCGAATTGGCTACCAGCGCTACTGTTAGCATAAGCAATAACTACTTTGTTAGAGTTGCTATCAAAAACGGCGGAGATGGCGGTGACGGCAACACTTTCAAATACTACTTCACTGCCAAAACTAATACCAGTCCCGCTTACGGTTCCTACAATAGCCGTTCCGTAATTAGAGTTGCCGCCGTCATAATAGGCGATAACTACTTTGTTAGAACTGCTGTCAAATACTGCGGAATTCCAGCCAGTATATCCTCCGCCATTGTATGCTACAGGCGTCCCGAAGCTGATTCCTGTGCCACTAACAGTCCCGATAATGGCGGTGCCAGAATTTGAACTTTGCGCCCAATAAGCAATAACTACTTTGTTCGAGTTGCTGTCAAAGGTAGCTGAAATTAGATCACATCTTGTGGATGCAAACACCACAGCAGTTCCAAAACTAATGGACGTACCACTTACAGTGCCTACAATCGCTGTGCCATAGTTAGAGTTCCCTTGGTCTCTGTAAGCAATAACTACTTTATTCGAGTTGCTGTCAAAGGTAGCTGAAATAAAAACGCTTGCAGCCGCTTCAAAAACTACGGGAGTCCCGAAGCTAATAGACGTATTGCTAACAGTTCCTACTACAGCCGTTCCGTAATTGGAGTTTCCTACATCCCTGTAAGCAATAACTACTTTATTCGAGTTGCTGTCAAAGGTAGCTGACATATAAGTACTTGTTGCACTTTCAAAAACTTCGGGTGTTCCTGCGCTTTCAGGCGAAGTCACAACAACACTAACAGTCCCATCAGCATTAACCACAACAGCCTTACCATTCGGCAGAGTTCCCGTAGCCTTGGCACGGTGAGTTCCCTCTTTAAGTTCAGGTATAGTTCTCATGCTCTAGCCTTTCACGATCATCTTTGTTGCCGATATGGCTGTGCCAGCAAAGACACTTGGGTCTCCAGCGGTTGTGGTTAGTGTGCCATCCAGTTGGACGTAGTAGCTCTGACCCGCAGTCAAACCTGATTGCCTGTCGTTTATCGCACCTTGCACATCAATGGTGGCCCCAGCGGTGTCGGGGTAGCCGTTGCTGGATAGGCCAATGTAGTTCTCGGAGGTGAGGTTGGTGGACTCAAAACCAAACACCGAAGCCTTGGCCCCGCTATTAACATAGGCCACAACTGCTTTGTTGTTGCTACTATCAAATGTAGCAAAAAGATCACCCGTACTACCATTGGCAAATATTGTAGAAGATGAAAAACTAATTCCAGTGCCACTCACTGTACCAACCGCAGATGTACCATTATATGAATTACCGCCATCCTTCCAAAAAGCAATAATTTTGTTTGTTGAGCTATCAAAAACCACACGGTTCATTTCGCCATACGTCCCACTGGAAACATTTGCAGCAGTTCCATAACTGATATTTGTGCCACTTACCGTACCCACCGCAGCTTTTGACACAGCCCCTGTTGTAAGAGTAACTGCTACAACTTTATTTGAATTACTGTCAAAGGTAATACCGTTTTCCGAACCACTATCTGGGAAAGGAACAACATATACCTCGGTTCCAAAACTGATCCCAGTGCCACTTACTGTGCCTACCCTAGACCTACAAAAACCCCCTCTAGTATAACACAACACTACCTTATTAGAGTTGGTGTCAAAAGTAGAGGCAACATAAGAAGTAGCCGTACCTGAGCCATAGTCTGTTTGAGCGCCAAAGCTGATTGTTGTACCCGAAACCGTGCCTACAAAAGCATACCGATCTATCGCTACAACCACTTTGTTGTTGCTACTGTCAAACGTAGCTGAAACCCAATTAGCGTAAGCGCTCTTAACAACTACGGCAGTGCCAAAGCTAATAGAAGTTCCACTTACAGTCCCGACAATAGCAGTGGTGTAACCAGAGTTGCCGCCGTCTTGATAGGCAATCACTATTTTATTAGAGTTGCTATCAAAAGTAGCTGCTATATAATTACTAGCTGCGCTTTCAAAGACTACTGGAGTGCCAAAGCTAATAGTTCGATCCGAAACCGTGCCTACAACTGCTTTGCCGTTACTGCTGGAATTGTAGGCAATAACTACTTTGTTTGAGGTGCTGTCAAAAGTAGCGGAGTTAAATGTAGAAGAGGACTCAAACGTAGCCGCCGCACCAAAGCCTTCTGCTGCCCCCGCAACAACACTAACAGTCCCATCAGCATTAACGACAACAGGATCACCATTGGGCAACGCACCACTGGCAATGGCGTTCAGCTTTCGTGCTTGTGTGCTGGGTGTACCAATGGTGCGCATATGATTATTCCTCGTCTTCGAGTGTCGGGTCTACCCAATCAGGGTTCAACGTCCATGTATTGTCGTCAAACGTATACTTGTTGCCAGACCAATCAGCAGGAGCGTTAGTCACGTTTTCTGTGATGGTAGCATTGCCGCTGTTCAAGTCGCCAATGATGAACTGTGCAGGGTCACCTACAGTAATATTGTCAGCGGTGGCAGTGATTGTTACGTCATCAGCAAGCAAGTACTTTGACAAGCCGCTTAATGTCTCAACGATGGTCTTCATCAGATTATCCTTTCACGATGAGCTTAGTAGCCGACACAGCAGTGCCAGCAAATACAGATGGATCGGCAGCGGTTAAGCCCAGCGTACCGTCCGTTTGAACAAAGTAATCCTGCCCAGCAGTTAAGCTAGACTGTGCGTCATTGATAGAGCAACCCGTCTGGACTGTGGCTACAGCAGTGTCGGCAGCAGCGCCCTTGGCAATGCCAATGTAGTTCTCGGAGGTGAGGTTAGTGACGTATGCTGTGTAGGGCGCACGGTAAAGTTGTGCATAACCGTAATTTGATTGCGTATTCGACCTGTAGGCAATTAAGGCGTATCCTGAAACTGTATCAAAGACCGAAGATATAAACTCTGGGTATAAGTTGTTTAAAAAAGTAGTACGGGCTGAAAAGCTAATACTTGTACCGCTTATTGTGCCTCTACGGACATAACCTTTCCCACTGTTCCCGTCAGTCCACATATAAAAAACGACTATTTGCTCTGCATTGAGGTCATAAACAGGAGAAGCATGTCTTGGGAAAGCGGTGCCGTCAAAAGAAACAGGAGTTCCAAAAGATATGCTCGTATTTGAAACCGTACCAACAGCAGCTCTGCCATTGCCGTACACCACAACAGCTTTACCTGCGGCTCTGTCGTATGCCACAGCTATTTCTCTGGCATTTATCCCGACGTTTTCTATAAGAACAGGCGTACCCGCAGTAACAGAGGTGCCACTTACCGCCATAACGACAGCCGTGGGCTTATATGAGTTACCTTTGTCAATGTAGCAGTTTATGATCTGCTCGGAGTCAGGGTCATAAGTGCTGCTAATCCCTTGGCTTTCTGCGTATTCAAAATACGAAAGAGCGCCGAAGCTAATGGAGGTTCCTGAAACCGTGCCGACAGCCATCCGTCCATAACTAGCATAAAGTGTCCCATAAGAAAGTACTACTTTTTGCGCAGCTTCGTGATAAGCGACACTTGTAGAAACATTATTCGTGCTTTGAACAACAACAGGTGTGCCAAAACTAAATGAGTTAGTTCCAGCGTTAAAAGTCCCCACAATCGCATACACATAGGATTGTGGTCCTTTGTATGAAACAACTATTTTCTCAGCGTTCTGGTGATAGCAAACACTTATATTTTCAGTAGCTGCGGCGTTAAAGCCAACTTCTGGGCCAAAACTAATACTTGTGCCACTTACAGTTCCAGCTATAACTCTACCCTGACCAGAAAAACTATCGTCTCTGTAAGCAATAACAACCCTATCAGCACTTTCGTCATAAGTTGTACTTATAAAGCGTGTTACTGCGTTATACTGCGTCTGACTCCCTACTGACTCTGTAACGCTCTCGGGTGAGAGAGAAACAACACTAACAGTCCCATCAGCATTAACAATAACAGTATCGCCGTTAGCCAATGCACCACTGGCAACAGCCCGTACTTCACCATCTACAGGTGTGTTGCCTATGGTACGCATTAGCTGATCTCTTCGTAAGAAACGATAACTTCCAAGTCGTTGGCTGT